AGTCCCGGTAAAACTGGTACTCCAATCTCCGGTAAATGAAATTACATTATGATGTATGAGAACTTTTTTTGTCGTACTGCCAAGTCCCAAACCGAGCGGGTCCAGACAGTTCTCAAGGATACAATAACGAATTTCACCGTAATCAGCAGGACCGGTCGTCTGTCCGTCTACAAAGGTACGTACTGATGTACCAATGAGGTTATCATTAAAGCCTTTAATATGACATGCCTCGACCAGAACGGGACCTGAATTGGAGTCAGTCATCTGGATTATAAGACTGCCATTAGTCGGATCGACTCCGGTTAAATCAAGTTTTAGGCCGCGAAAGAGTCCAAACTTAACGCCAGCACGAAGGCGGAATACGCGCAAGGCTGTCGTGCCCGTATTAATGCAGTTAACTAGCGCCGGATTACCGCTTGAATCAATGCCTTCTACAATAAATCCTGGGTCTGATTGGCTCGTACCAAGCAAGGCTACATTGGTTATATCAATAGACGTACCGGGCATTACATGCGTTCCGTCATTAACCATGCGGATTCGCGACCCCTTAATTCCTGAGGAATTGAGAAGGGTTCGTGCCTGCCCAAACGTTGCTAGTGCATTGGCGAAGTCAGCGCCGGTATTAGCGTCGCTTCCACCAACTGTTTTAACCCAATAGTCAGCCATTTGTTTTTCCAAAGTGGGGTAGGAGGATTTCTCCCCCTACCCCAACTAGGTTAAGCGTGATTGATATTCCGTTCCACAAGGGAGGTCGGAGGCGCAGAGATATAACCAACAACTGTAACCGTACAGTTAGCATAGGAATCATCTGCATCATTCACAATAACTACGGACAATAAATCCGTAACATCGGTTGCAATCAAGGTAGCAACCAAACCATCAGTCACGTTTACTGCAGCAACAATCTGTCCGCCGCCGACTGTCGTACCAACCGTAAGCGACGGATCGCTTGCGAGCGTAACGACACGAATCGTAATCGATACAACCTTAAAGGTCATACCGGCAGGCAGATCGAGAGTTTGTGTCGCCGTGACACCGTTAGCACCCGCCGGAAACTGGAAGGGAATAGCAACGAGCGCGCCCGAAACTGGGCCATCGATCGTTGTACTACCAGTAACGCGGCGCTTAAATCGAGTGACAAAAGCCATTACTTGTCCCCCTCTTACGTGCCGTCCCCGCCGACCAGATTGCGCCAGTCGTAGGGACCGTGAGAGTTACGGAAAGACATCTTCGTCTTCATGGTGTCCGTATCGAAGTCGATCGCGTGATCAACCACGGGCTCACGTCTCCACCAGTAGACCAGTTTGTGACGGCTGGGATCGGACAGCAAATACCAGTCCGTCGCGCTCGTGAGGTACGGGACCATAAGAGGCGCAAGACCCAACTGCGTCAGCGCGTTCGTGGCGTTGTCCGCCGTGTCCGAACGCAACTGGCTCTGCAGCAACTCAGTTACCAGCCAGCGCAACTCGGGCGGATACATGAGCGTTTTCGGACTAGCCTTGATAAGCTGATTCCGACCATCGCGCATGTCGTCGAACAAGTTGACCGCCTGCTCAAGTGTGATCTGTGCAAGATCGCCGTTGATGCGGTTGCTGAAGGTACCGCCGCCGCGCAGAATGTGCGCCGTGTTAAACAGCGACAAACCGTCGGGGGTCGTAACCGAGCTAAAGCCATTGATGAAGTCACCATAAGCATCCGTCTCGATCGTGTTCTTTGCAGCACGCGCGAGAGCCGGACCCGCATCCGAAACGATGCGATCGAGGTCGTCTTCCGACGCCTCCATAGAAACCTGGAAACCCTTCGCCCAGGTTACGTGAGTGAGACGCTTGTCGAACTCCTGCAAGAGTACGTCGTACTCCGTCGGGGCCGACTCGTCGCGCTGACCAAACTGGTCGAAACCAGTAACGCCAGTCATTTCCTCGTAACCGCGCGAACTATCGCGAACATCGAAAACCTGGGTATAGGTCGTGTCCGGAGCTTCAAACTCCTCGAACATAACCGTATCCAAGTACGCCAGCCTGTTTACAAACAGGTCTGGAAATTGAGCACGAATCATCGTAGCCATCTATTGTTCCTCCTGTTTGTATTAGACCGTGGTGTACGCGACGCCAGCCGTGGCAGAAACGCCAGTGTGGCTCATGCCAAATGCATGATAAGGTGCGACTATCGCAACGCGTACAACCATATTAGCGATAAATTGCTCGTTCGACGCTCTGTTGGGAAAACCAACAAAACGAAGGATGGACGCAGCCGTTGCCGTAGCAATGGTCGTCACACCTGCCGTTGAACCGTCGAGCGAGGCCGTGGATTGACCTGTGGTCGCATCGATTCCGCCAAAGTTAGCAAAGATGTACATCAAATTTCGATCGACCGCGGCAACAGCCGTACCAGTCGTCTGAATCTCGAAAAGTTGATCGGGGTCATCATAGACCCATACATCTTGCCCGACCGTGGCAGCATTCGCTGCGACGCCGAGGAAGTTGCCAAGAATGGCAGCAGCCTCAGTGTAGATTGCCGCCTGAAACGACGCATTGATAATAACAGGGCTGTTTGCACCGATGGTGTTAGCAGCGACGTATCGCGTCAGTTTCGGGCCATTGCCGTTTGAATTGATTACAGGGCGCAACCCAAACGGAGCATTAATATTAGCCATTAATCTCCTTTACCGGCCGCACTGCGCTCAGCGCGAATGCGATGTCCGGCTTCAGTACCGATTTCGTTTTCAACTTTTGAAAACCCTCCGATCTCACCAATGCGATGGCCTGGCTTTTGATCTTCAAAAACACCATCAATGGCTGTAACCGACCGATTGGGAGTTTCAGTGGGCAACTTAAGTTGATTGCGAACGGACAGGTATTTGGCCTCTCGATCGATCTGGCGCTTCTGCCACACTTCTACCGGCAACCGGCAGAGCACAGCGTCGCCGCGCCGCACGTAATTATCGAGTTGAGCCGTCCCTTCGAGTCGCGCAGGAATCTCTTTGAGATACTTGCTTAAGAACTCGCCATTCTCGCCAGTATAAGGATCGCCGTATTCCAAAGGAATCCAGCCCATCCAGCCGATGTTTGCCGACTTATTGCGCAACCGGGGATTACGCCAAGCCAACATCTGGCCGTACTTACACTTAGCATCGGGTTCAATATACCCGGTAATGGCGAGTGGGTCTTGACTCGTCCAAGGGTCAACTAGCACATTCGCATCTAATTCATCAAGCTGCTTGGTTTCTTGCAGCTTCTTAATCTTCAATCGAGTTTCCTCCAAAACCTGTTCAAAGGTTTTGGCGACTTCACTGCCAGAAGCATTCACGCTATTCTTTGACTTCTCCATGATTATTCCTTAACTGAGGAAACGCGGATGCGCTGGCTCAGGTGATGTTGGTTAGCACGGTACTCAGCAATACGCTTGCGAATAGCCTCGGTATCGAACTTCTTGCCGGGCAGAGCATGCTGCAAACGTTTCGCAACGCGCTCCACTTCTTCCTTAGATGGCATCAGATCAGTAAGCTCGTCGTTGCCCTTCTTCGGGGCAGGACGGCGCTGGTTCTGGCGCGTACTAAGTTGATCTTCCGGCACACGACGATTGCGAGACGACGGGATACCCATAGTCTCAGCAACATCGCGCGCGATATCGAGCACTGCGAACGGATTGTTTCGCACGTACTGTTCACCACGTTCATTCTTCCTCGCCTCGACGGCGTTGTAGAATTCGGAACCTTTTTGACGAAGTTCCGGGAATTGACGCATGGCCTTTCGTGCAGCCTCCTTGCGGGTCTCCTTTTCCTGTTGTTTGGACAGGACGGAATTTACCGTAGATTCGGTTGCCTCCCTGATCGCACGATCAAGGATATACTGATCAAAGGCTTCACGTTTTTCTTCGGGTATATCTTTGCGCTGTGTGCGCAAGTACTCGATTGAGTGTGAATCCAACGACGGTACGTTTGGTTGACTCGGCGCGCTTGCAGCGCGAATCTCGTTTCGTAGCGCATCCAATGAACTGTGCATTGTGCGC